GCCAGATATTGTAGAATAGTTACCTGATGCACTATTGTCATAACCTCCACCAATAAATGCTCTTGATGCTGTTGCATCATTATAATCACCACCTGCTACTGTAGACACACATTGTGTAGCTGTGTTTCCTAAACCACCTCCAATAAATGAACGAATACCACTTGCAGTGTTTGATTCACCACCTGCTACAGTAGAAGAACAGTTTGATGCAGTATTACCAACACCTCCACCTACAGTAGCCCATTGAGATGATGCAACATTAGACTGACCACCTCCAACTGTTGAACGACATCCTGAAGCAGTAACACCATACCCACCTGCCACCACAGATATTTGACCACATGCAAGGTTTCCATATCCACCTGATATAGTAGACCAAGTTCCACTTGCTGTATGATTTCTACCACCACCAATAAAAGAATATGCACCTGAAGCTGTATTAACACAACCACCTACCACTACTGCACAGTTGGTTGCACAGTTAAACAAACCTCCAACAGCTACACTATGACAACCTAATGCTACAGTTTGATAACCTGAACCTACAAAACTTCTGTAACCGCTTGCTGTGTTGCATTGCCCACCACTTAAAACAGAATATGCTCCTGAGGCTACATTCTGAAATCCTCCTCCTATAAAAGAAAGACATCCTACATTTACTTTAGTAGGAGCAACTGTCCATCCATTTGAACCATTCCAAGTACCGCCTGTTGTATTATTACCAAGTCCTCCTGCTATAACAGAATATCCTGCACAATTTTGTGCTGTTGAATGACAAATACTATTGCAATAACCACCTGATATTGTAGAATACCAAGAAGAAGCTGAATTAACAGCACCACCACCAACTGTAGAAGATGCTTGTGAAGATGTGTTATATACACCACCTCCTATAGTTGATTGTATACCTGAAGCTGTGTTATTGCTGCCACCACTTACAGTTGAACAATTAGCTGAAGCTGTATTAGCTCTACCACCTAATACTGATGCAGAACATCCTGAAACTCTACTACAATATCCACCTCCAATAAAACCAAATATACCTGATGAACAAATACAGTTAACTTCACCACCTGCAATAGTTCCTGATGCACCTGTAACTGTGTTTAATAAACCACCACCCACAGTAGACCTTGTTCCTGCTGCTGTATTACTACATCCACCTAAAAGAGAAGAAGCATATCCACCTGAAACTGTATTTCCACAACCACCACCTAAAAAAGACATACATCCTGAAGCAACGTTATTTGTACCGCCACCAACTATTGCAAATGGAGCTGACGCAGAATTGGAAGCACCACCTGATACAGTGGCTGCTCTACATCCTGTAACAGTATTATTTGCACCTCCTCCAATTGTAGCATCATAAGTGCCTGATGCTGTATTTCTATATCCACCTGAAACAGTACTTGTTACTGCTATGGCAGCATTACAATGTCCACCTCCTACAAAAGAATAATTACAAACTCTATTCAAATAACCTCCACCTATTGTTGAACAAAGTCCACAAGCTGTATTAGAAAGACCTCCTGCAATTGTAGCTCCTGTATTACAAGCTGTATTTAATTGACCTCCCCCTATAGAAGTATATGCAGAACTTACTGTATTAATATATCCACCTGCAATTACGCTACAAGCTCCTGTTACTGTATTACCTCTACCTGCTCCAATAAAACTCATTCCTGCACTTACAGAATTTGCACATCCTGATAAAATACCTGAACAAGCCCCTGAAGCTGTATTTTGCCTACCGCCTCCTATTGTTGAATTTGTATTACTACTTGTATTATATGAACCACCTGAAATTACAGAATAATATCCTGATGCAGTGTTGTTTCTTCCTGCACCAATAAAAGCCATATATCCATTAGAAACGTTAATATATCCACTCACTGTACCTGAATATAATCCTGTTGCACAGTTAAGCTGACCACCTAAAGCAGCACTAAAAGCAGCAGTAGATTGGTTACTTACACCACATCTAACAGATGATAATGTCCCTGCTCCTAATATAATAACAGCACTAGAACCAACATTTATACCACTAGATCCAGAAGAACCTGAGGTTCCACTGGTACCTGTCGTACCGCTTGTACCACTAGATCCACTTGATCCACTTGTGCCAGAGGTTCCTGGACTACCATTAGTACCTGCTGTACCTGATGTCCCACTACTACCAGATGAACCTGATGTACCGCTAGACCCAGCTGTTCCACTACTTCCAGAGGTACCAGATGTTCCACCTGTACCGTTTGTACCACTAGTTCCAGAGGTTCCAGATACACCACTAGTACCAGAGGTACCTGTTGTACCGCTTGTACCAGAAGATCCTGACGTACCACTAGTTCCTGTTGTACCGCTAGACCCAGATGTACCTGATGTACCTGGACTACCATTTGTTCCAGCAGTGCCAGATGATCCTGAGCTACCAGATGATCCACTCGTACCTGATGTGCCAGCACTACCATTTGTACCAGATGTGCCTGAAGTTCCAGATGTTGCAGATGTTCCACTGCTACCGCTTGATCCTGATGTAGCAGATGTACCACTTGAACCAGAGGTGCCTGTAGTGCCACTGGTGCCAGATGTTCCACCTGTTCCGTTGGTTCCACTTGTACCTGAGCTTCCAGATGTAGCACTCGTACCTGAGGTACCAGTGGTGCCAGAAGTTCCAGATGTTCCTGTGGTTCCAGACGTACCAGTGGTTCCTGATGTACCACTTGATCCACTAACACCTGATGTACCAGAGCTTCCTGAGGTACCAGTGGTACCTGAGGTGCCTGAAGTGGAAGAAGATCCAGAACTTCCTGAACTTCCACTAGTACCTGATGTACCAGAAGGAGGGGTGAATGTGGTTTGTGCGTATGAGTAGTTACTTGTTCCTTCAGTATAGAATGTAATGTTTTGATTGCCAGCACCTGTGTGCTCAGCATATATTTGACAATACAGCCTATCAGTGGCAAGCACTGCAGTTTGGGGAAGGAATAAATCTGTGAAAAACTCTTTAATAGTGTTGGTGGTCATCACCTCAGTGTCAAGGTTGGTGGTTCCTAAAAGCACCACACTTCCACCAGTTGAATCACATGTATATAATTCTACATCAACTTTTAAACTAACGTTGGCATCTATTGAGAAGTGGTTCACCCAAGCCCAAAGTCCTGAAGGTAAACTTGTTACTCCTGGTTGATTTGAGTCAGTGGCAAATGTAGCAATTAGTGTTCTAGTGCTACCAGCGACATTTGTTACCACTGTTTGTTCTGCTCCACCTGTAGGTGTGCCAGACCATTGTTTATATGTAGGAGCGCCTATTGCACTGCTAGTATTTAATGATTGATTTAGATAGTATACAAGTCCTCCAGATACACCATTTTGACCTGAAGACCCTGAACTACCAGAGGTGCCCGATGTTCCTGTGGTTCCTGAAGACCCAGAGCTTCCGCTAGAACCAGAGCTTCCACTGGACCCACTAGTTCCAGAGGTACCGCTGGTTCCTCCAGTTCCATCAGTTCCACTTGTGCCACTTGATCCAGAAGTACCAGCTGTACCACTAGACCCTGATGTTCCACTGGTTCCACTAGTACCACTTGAGCCATCTGTAGCAGATGTTCCACTGGTACCTGAAGAACCTGAGGTGCCTGTAGTTCCACTGCTACCAGAAGTTCCAGATGTGCCAGAACTACCACTTGTAGCACTAGTTCCACTTGTTCCTGATGTACCACCACTACCATCTGTTCCTGAGCTTCCACTAGTCCCAGAGGTAGCAGATGTACCTGATGTGCCGCTAGTTCCACCTGTTCCGTCTGTACCTGATGTGCCAGAAGTTCCTGAGGTTCCGCTAGTTGCAGAGGTTCCTGAGGTACCTGTAGTACCACTGGTTCCTGACGTTGCACTAGTTCCATCTGTACCAGATGAACCCGATGTGCCAGAAGTACCTCCTGAGCCATCAGTTCCTGATGTTCCAGAGGTTCCACTGGTGCCACTTGACCCACTGGTTCCTGTAGTACCACTAGTTCCACTAGTTGATGACGTACCAGATGTACCGCTCGTACCTCCTGTTCCATCTGTACCACTGGTTCCGCTCGTACCACTTGTTGCAGAAGTACCAGAGGTACCAGACGTACCTGTAGAACCTGAGGTTCCAGAAGTTCCAGTTGTCCCAGACGTACCGCTAGTACCAGTTGTACCTGAGGTTCCATGGGTGCCTGATGTACCTGATGTACCAGTTGTCCCACTAGTGCCACTCGTTCCTGCGGTTCCACTTGTACCTGAAGTGCCAGCTGTACCACTGGTTCCAGATGTACCTGAAGTGCCTGATGTTCCACCGCTACCATCTGTACCTGATGTGCCACTTGTACCCGTAGTACCAGAGGTGCCACTGGTTCCAGCAGTGCCACTAGTACCAGATGTTCCAGACGTACCAGTGGTTCCAGAGGTTCCTCCACTACCGTCAGTACCACTCGTACCGCTTGTTCCTGATGTACCAGATGTGCCAGAGCTACCTGAGGTGCCACTAGTCCCTGCTGTAGCACTTGTGCCTGAAGTTCCGCTGGTGCCAGTAGTACCTGAAGTACCTGCTGTACCAGACGTTCCTGAGGTGCCAGAAGTGCCACTCGTACCAGAGCTACCTGCAAGTTCGTCAGCAATAGCTGCCTCTATCTTCTCAAGGGCTGTTTGGAGATTGTCGTTTGTGTTGATCTTTGTATAGATCAAATTAGGTCCTTCATAGAACACACATGTGGCGTTCAATGTAATAGGACAAGGATCAGCAGCACATATTACTGGGCTGCTTGTAAAAGCTGTATTGTTATTTGCATTAGCAAATAGCTTAGCCATAAACGATTGGTTGTCTTCTGGATCCACAGGATCAGGAGCAGCAACGTAAATGATTGGCTCACTAGTAATAATAGGGGTCTCCTGAATAAGAGTCCTACCATATAACTTAGACAAAAAGGAGTTCTGACTAGATGATAATTCACTAGGTGGTGGCTCCACTGGAACCACTGGGTCTATATAAACTGGGAAATTATTTACGTAGTCAGAAGTCTGTGACACACCTGATGTACCAGATGTGCCACTACTTCCATACTGTAGTATGTTAGGAAGTACGTTCATGTCTTAGATTAATGTACGATTTTCAACACGTCACCTGTACGGTAGACTTGACCATTTGTTAAACCACCAACAATAGCAGCTGCATTGTCAGCATACTCAGGGGCTCCTGTGTAAGGAACAGAAAGAAGAATCCTCCAATCCAAGGCACCTGTACCCACTGACTTAGCAAAATACAGGTTTGGAGATACAGAAGTTCTCACGTAAAGTTGTCCAAGATAGATGGCTCCAGCTGTAGGAGCACCAGATCCTGTTACAGGAACCAGATTGTCATTTATCTTTTCCAATGCTACCTCTAGAGAGTCAAGAGGGTTTACGTCAATATTGGTCAAATATTCACCGTTATAGAGGATGCACAAAGCATTCTCAAAAACAGCACATGTGGGGCAAATTGCAGCGGTACGCATATTAGCAAAATTAGTTGTTAGTAATGTATTTTCAATGAGTTATGAGAAAATAAGTGATATAATATAGCTATCATCTCCTGCTTTCTTTCTGAATGGTAATGTCAAATTCCTTAGCGAAATCAGCATCCAATATACCACCATACGTAAATAGGGATTTGGTTATGGGGAACATCTTACCAAAGTTCTTTATAGGCTGTGCTTTCTTCCTCACCTGGTCTGCTGTGAGCTCAGGGTTAGAAGTGTCTAATCCTGTCATTTCCATAGTGACATGGCTAGAGAATCTTCCTATATCTGAGAAGATACCAATCGCTGGGAACATAGATCCACTAAGAATCTTCTGGAACTCAGCAGGATTATAGAAGAAGGAAAGCTCTCCAATGAACTTATCTATCACTCTCTGTGTATATCTGTGGAAGTTCTTATCAGCTCTGTCATCATCGTCATCAGGAGCAGCAAACCCAAGAGCAAACATGGCACCAAACATAGACAAGAGAATACTAAGTTCCTTCACCTGGTTTCTGAGGTTGGTTCTAATCATATCTATGAACTCATCCCTGTCCATCTCTAGTGGTTTACCTGTACGCTTCTGGTACTGTTCAGCAAACTCCTCATACATCTTATCTAGGCTAGCAAGTCCTTTCTCATTGAGACTCAATATGTTATAAATGTTAGATGATTTATCTCTAATAGATGTACCCAATACATAAGCAAAAAGCCTAATCCTTCCTATGTCATATTTCTCTCCTGTGGTGAGACCATCTTCTCCTATCTCTACAGAGAAGTCATCACTCACTTTTCTGAACTCCCCAAAGCGTGTATCCACAAGCTTAGGAATCCAGTTCTTAAAGATCATCATAGACTTAGTCCAGATGTTCATTCCCATACGGTTGAGGTCACTATCAGCTAGGTTACCTGTAGCATTTCTAGATATACGTCTAGTGAGGTTTGTAAGACGTTGAAGCTCTGTGACATTAGATAAGTCAAGACCAGGGATGACAAGTTTACCATTCTCTAGTTTCTTAATAGCATTAAGAGATCTAGTCTTCTTAAGCTCTTCTATCTCTTCATCTATCTTAGGAGCCACCTCTTTATATCTAGAGGCTGAATCATAACGGTCTTTATACTTCCTCTTGACAAACTCACGAATGCTGACGATCTTTCCATCCTCCACCATCATGTTATCTAGGAGGGTGAGGAATATAGATTTCTCAATATGTTGTTCTGGTTCTCTCATAAACACCATGAGGAAATCAGAGAAGCTACCTCTTGTCAGCTTTGTAAGACCAGACTTCTGTAGTTTTTCATATGTAGGATCGTCTTTAAGAGGCATGAATGTATCAATTAATTGAAGGAACATATCACGCTCTTCATCATTCTTAAATCTGTTTCCAACAAGTTTTGTCTCGTTAGCCAACACCTCTCTAGCTTTGAAGTAGTTACCAGCCTGTGTAGCAATCTGGATGTTACCACCAAATGCGTTCACAGCACCAGATATAAACTCTAGTCCTAATGTTTTAAGTTGGAATGCTCTGTTTGCAGCATCCATAGTTTTCACTAGAGATGTTGCAGATGGGTTCTCTTCAGGTTTAAACACTTCTCTACCAGCTACACTATTGATAGCGCCTTTAACAAAGTTCATCACCTTACCAACGCCCAACGGTGTATCACTGTCAGATAGAGGATACTTCTGCTCATATAAAAGAGCACGAAGGAAGTCATTAAACACCTTGGCATTACCCTCACTGGTAGACTGTCCTTCAGCCATCACCTCAGGTTTGCCATCTTTATATACCACCTCACCATTTCTATCTGTGTTCAGATAACCTTTGAAGGTTTCAATAGTTTTAACTAGCTGCAATTGATCTTCCACCTCAGACAGATATTTGTACTTCTCCATGTGGTTAATGTACAATATCATGTTCTTGAAGATGTCTTCACTTACATCAGAATAGTCGTTAACACCATCTTCACCACGTGTGAAGTCATAGGTGTAGTATTTAGGAATAGCATTCTCTAGTTCACCTGTAAGCTCATTCACCTGACCATATCCTACATCATCAGCTTGAAGCTGTAAGTTCTTACCAAAGTTCATTACAGCAGACAAATCAAAGTCCCAAGCTAAGCTTTCAGCCATTCCTTTTCTAACAAAAGGAAGGAACGTAGAAGCCACCTGATTGCTAATGTATCCAGAGGACTTAGCCTTCTGGTTCATTTCAGATATGAAGTTATAGAGCTCTAGAAGTTCTGGGTCCTTCAGAAGGTTCTTGTATTCTTCTGAGTACCATTTGGTTAGAGGATGTCTCTTAACAATATAGTTGTTCCAACCAATAAAATCCTTTCTATCAATATCCCACTTACGTTGTTCTTCAAGAATCAAACGTTCCATCAGATCAACATCATCGTCATGTAGTTTCTTAATCCTTGCTATCTTCTTATCTAGGAGTTCTTTAGCTTCTTTTCTGTAGGCATCAACATCAATATTGTCCATGATCCATTTCTTATCACGGTAACCTTCAAGAGAGTTGTTGTCCACCTCTTCAAAGAACTTCTTATCAAACTTGTATATCAGTTTGTTAACCAGTTTATCTTTACTATCTTTTTGATAGATCTGTTGTACAAGTGCTCTAACATCCCCACCTCTATCTGTAAGCTTCTTACGGATAGCCATAAGCCTATCCACCTCACCAAGCGCTTCTCTAGATGCTCTACCCTTTGCATTAGTTACAAGTTTGTAAAGCACTTGCAGGGACGCCATAGGTAATTCAGATACACCTCTAAAGGTGGCAGATAATCCTTTCACCACAGCTTCAGCACTCAATAGTCCTTTGACAAGGTTCTTCTGTCCAATAAACTTATCAGCAAACTCACCAGATACATTTCTAATTTGTTCTGCAGAAAGACGAATTTCTCTAGCCTCATCACTGATGTTCTTGAGAAGCTCCTTCCTCATAGCTATATCCTCCTGAGCTTGCTCAGTGGTAGCATCTTTATCCATTTCTTTGTTGTAGATTAGTTCACCAATTAGGTCATCTATTCTACCAAATACATCTGCAAAAGCATTGTATTCTCTCATGTTTGCAGAGAAGTCAGACAGTTTCTCATCTGTAAAGTCTTCTCCTTGTGAGTTAGCAGGTCTACCTTTGTACGTAGTGTTGTAGTCATCAATGATTTGCTGACCCTCTTTTCTCATTATCTTGATTACATCTACAAGAGGAGCAATGTTTAATGTGCCCTGAGCTGTACGTATAGCTTGTTTCAGGATGTTCAAACGGTCACGCTTGAACTCACGCTCATCTTCTTCTGTAACAATCTTTTTAGAAATCTGTTTGTATGTAGCGTTAAGCTTTTTAATGAGTTGATCTAGACGCTCAAAGCCTGTAGATTCTGTTTCTTCAGATACAGGCACCAAACGTAAGTCTTCTATCTCTTCTGTATTCACAGAACCAATAGCAATACCTGTTAGGTTTATATCTGAGTTCTTGTTCTTAGGATCTTGTAATTTAAGTTGCATGATGATAGGAACAGCTCTGTTCATACCCATCTCTTTCACACCATATCTCTCACGCAGGATGTCCTTATATCTACCAAGCTGGATGTTGTAAGCTCCCTGCTTAAACCAAGAAACGTCCTTAGCATCAGCAGCTACGCTCATAAACTTCCAGTCTATAATGTTACCCTTACCATTCTCTTCTACAATAAGAAGGTCAATTGTACCAGCTTCTTTCTCTTTAGGATCATATATAACCACCTCAGAGAATACAAGAGGATTCTTGCCATCTTTAGAGAACTTATCAATTAAGTCAGTGTAATACTTCTCAAGTTTCTCATACACCTCTTCATCTACAGCAGATAGTTTTGCTACACGTGGATCAACGTTCTTCTTTCTTGTTCCATCAGAATTAAAATATCTTCCGTGGATTTCTTCAAAGTATTTGTGTCCTTTTACACCAAGTTGTCTTTTGGTTTCATTGAAGCGCTTCTCTTCTTCTGTAAACACTTTACCAGGAAAGCGTTGTTTGTACCAAGCCTTCACACGGTCAGTTACTCTCTTAGTTACACGAGCCCATGTACCGTCAGGCTGTTGTGCCTCATACCAGTTGGATGCTTCTTCTGTGTCTAAGAGAATAGGATCTGTAGCTTGTTTATCCTCAACCTTCCTAATACCATCTCGTGTCTGAAGGATGCGTTGTTGTATAGCTTTCTGAGGATCAGATAGTTGATAGTAGATCTGGTCAGCATTAGCATCAATAACATCACCTTCAACACCTTCCTCAATAATAGCAGCAGCTTCTTGGAAGATGTCAATGTTAGCTGTCTTATACATTCCTCTGAACCAGTCAAGAATCTTCTCAAAGAAGTTTCTGATGATTGACCTGTTGGTCTCATCCATCAGCTCAGGGAATTCTGTTGTACCCTCGTTGTTGTATACAATCAACTCAGCAATCAACTTATCTACAGCCTCTTTCTTTATCTTACGAATGTTAGGCTTTCCATTAGGAAGTTGATAGTTAGGATTGTTTTTATACTCTTCAAGGGTGCGTTGATAGATGGCAAACCTATCTATCTTACTAATCATTTGTGTAACTAGTTGAGGATTCTTCTGCTCTAGAATAGCTGTTGCAATGTGCACCATCTCTTCTGTTAGAGCTACGTTCTCTTTTCCTTCAGCTATAGCAATCACCTTGCTCACCACATCAGCCACAGCGTTTATTCCTGTAGAATTTAAACCAGCCTCACGTGCGTAGGTAGCTAGGTCCTTGATGGTTACACCCATCTTCTCTAGGATTTGCTTTACCTTCTTAATGGTTTCTGAGGAAGCTTGTGTAAGAGGCATTGTACCCTCTTGATCGTATATATCAATAGGTGCCTCTCCATCATATAGATCATTCAATTCATCTTCTGTAAGCTTAGTCTTCTGAAAGAAGTCATGTCTTTCCTGTAGCTCATTGAATAGCTCTTCATTAGGAACAGCCTTAAGACTTTCACTAGGAAGTCTCTTTGTGCTAAATAACTTACCATCTCCCTTAACGCCATACTTACTTCTAGCAATATCCGTAAGTCTGTCATTCTCAGGGAAAAATCTAGCACTCTTCAACAACAAATTATCATCAATAATATCTTTGCTCTTGAGATAGTTTAAAGCATTCAATTGTACATTACAAGCCATTCATATTAGTTTTAACAAGTAAATGGATCTTTCTTTTCTTTAGGTGTGCTCTTCTCAGTAGTCTTAGACTTAGAACCGTCTAAGAACTTACTGATAATCACGTTGTTATCAACATCTTCCACCTTCATAAATCCGTTTTCAATTACAGACTTGTGGTCTGTTGCCCAGAACTCATTAGCTCTGAAGCTGTCTCCCCAGGCATTGATAGCCTTGTAGACAAAGTATTTTTGACCATCATAAGCTGTGTGCTCAAGGGCTGTACCATAATTATCATACACTTTCTTGAACAAAGCTTTGTTGATGTAAGAATAATCAGCAGCTCTACGCATTTCAGCTTTCTTAGCAGCAATAGCTTTGTATACATTCCTATCAGCTATAGCTTTGTCTAGTTCTTCCTTTGTAAGAAGTTCTTCTTGCTTCTCCCATGTGTAAACAATGTAATCAGAGTTAGCCTCTCTGTTCCTTTTAGAACGAGTGAGCACAGGAGGAATATCGTTGCTAGCCATAGCCTGTTTAACAGCATCTGGTAAGAACTTCATAGATGGATTGTAATGCATTCTTCCTGCTGCTGTTTTAATAAGAGCTGCTTTCAGATATGGAACTACATCATCGTTATTCCAGTTGTTTCTCTGGAATACACCCAGCTTATAAAAGTCCTCTAAGTTAGGCATTCCTTCCAACTTAGACAAGGTTTTATTGTAAATAGATTCAAAATCTTCGTAAGGAAGTAGGTTAGTGAAAGATATTGGAGATGTAGAAAGTCCACTCTGTAGAACAGCCAATAGCTTGATTCTTTCATACAGCGGATTATCTTCACCCTTCAGATAATCTCTAAGTTCACGGAAGGCATAAATCACATTGTTTTGATCGTACACCTTGTTCTCTCCCATGTTCAACTTAGCGTTGTTAGGACCTCCAGCTGCTGCTCTAATAGAAGGTATACCCTCGATGATATCAATTATATGATTTCCATATAGAGCATGTTCTCTTCCTTTACTCTTAACTTCATTTACAAACATAGCCACCTCTCTACCAACACCACCATCATTAACAAGGATGTCCTTAATCATCTCATTTAACTGTTGGTCAGTTTGTACTGCCCAGTCAAATAAGTCAGCCACAGCTTTCTGTGCTAGCTTCACAAAGTCTCTATCACTAGTTTCTACATAAGGAAGCAATACCTTCTGGATTACGTTTCTCACCTTAGGACTGTCAGACTTGATGATTTGAGCAAATGCGTCTCTAACGCTGTTCACTGTATCAGCAAGCTTGCCTATAAAAGAATTAGCAAGAAGTGTATCTACAGAACTGATGATTGTATTCTGAGCCTTAATCTGTTGCATTTGTTTCTTGAATACTAGATAAGGATCGTTGAATGTAGATGTGTCATAGTTAGAACCTTGTGTCACATGGAACATCTGCTCACCCATCTTAGCGTATTTCAAAAACTCCTTCAGCATCAGGAACTGGTCCATCTTCTGTTGAGAGTTCATATCTGCTGTAGTCTTTCCTACATTATTTTTCAAAGTGGTTTCTCCAGGGATTCTGAATGCAGCCATTCTTTCTTTCAACTCAGCCTCTGGCATGTCTTGTTCATATATATCAGACATGTCTTTTACAAACGTGTCCATAAATAGCCAAGAGTAACCAGCACTTTCTATGTTTCTAAGGTAGTCACGGATGATTGGTTGGTTCATGAAATAGGCCACAGTCTTAACAGGAACACCTGCCTTAATTAAAAACAACCATGTAGAAGCTACGTTTGGTGTAGCACCAAGCTCCATAATCCATGGGCCCTTAGAGATGTCCACATATCCATCAATAAACATACCGATGATATCAGAGATGTTTTCACCTGCCTTGTTTGTAATCATAGACAGGGTGGGCATCATCATACCATCTATCTCAATTGCATTATACTTATCAAACTTAATATCAGCATTGTCTAACCAGAATCTATCTTCATCAGACACACGATTCAGTCTACGCTTATCAATATAGATGGGTTGACGCTGATTCAATGAGTGGTTGGTCTGGTTAACAGCAGCAATACCAATTGCATACTTACCTGTTACAAACGCATGACGCAATCTTGACATGAATGTTCTGTCAAGCATGTTGTCTACATTCTTATAATCAAATGACTGACCTACAGTTTTCTCAGCAATTTCCTCAGAGAGTTTCTTTAAAGACTCTGCAGAGTTTGGCTTAATGAGGTTGTCATAGTTCTTAGGATGGGTGATGAGATTCTCCATACTCTGGATGTACTCATTCTCCAAGCTCTTCTTATATAACCTGCTGATGATCTGGTCTTTAGAAGCTATACCTCTTGTGAACTCTTGTGTAAGTTCTTCCTCAGAGAACAACTTACCAAATATAGCGCTCATGAGTTTGCCACCTTTAGACTCCTCAGCAATGTCCTGCAATAAGAGCATTTCCTCATTGATGTATCTGTCAAGCTCTTTCATCTCTTCCTCTGTAAGGAATTCACCTTTGTCGAAGAGTTCTTTGAACTTGTTGATAGCCTGCTCACCAATTCCAAAATAAGGAATCAATCTAGGCTTACCGTCTTTAACATATACGTTCTTGAGATATACTGAGAGTTTATCTATGTCAAAGTCAGATCCCACCTTCTGAACCAAAGCAGCAGGTATCACCACACTGTCTCCAAATTCTTTAGGTAAGAACTTCTTAATAACAATAACATCAACAGAGTTTTGTTTCTGTGTAGGAATACGATAGCCCACACCAGCTAAAATCTTCTGTCCTTCTTCTGTGTTGTTCAGATAGTTTAATAGTTCCTCATCAGATAGAGGGCTGTCAAACCATCTACCGAGCATCACCTCAGCTACACGCTTACCATCTTTCTCATAGAACTTCAGAATGTCAGACTCATAAAGTCCGTCCTTCACATTACGTACACCACTTTCTAGCATAGTAGAAGGAATCTGTACCTTCATACCACCACTAATCTTTGGAGATATGAATTGTTTATCAGCAATAGAATAGATAATGTTTCTCACTTGTTGGTATGCAGGAGTTGCTTCAAGCACCACCTTACCCTGTAAGAATCCAGCCAATGCATCAGAGATGTTATCGTTCACTTCTCTCTTGAGAATCTCATCACGTAGGGTTTGTGCAGCTTTAGAGAAGTCTGTGATTTCAAACTTCTTCTTACCGTCTTTACCAACAGTTTCTTTGATGCCCAGTCTGTCAAGGGTGTTCTTATATCCCTCTTCAATTAGAGCCTCAAGAATATCTTGGTTGTTCTTTATCTCTTTGTAGAGCTCAGACTTTGCAACCTTCTCAGCATCGCTAAGTTTATACCAAGCTTTATATCTGTTTGCAAATGGTTGACCAGGGAAGAAATCCACAGGTACACCAGCTTCCATGAAGTCAAGTGTGATGAGCTTTGTGATTTGAGATCCTCTAGTTACAAGGTTATCTTCTTTAGAAGGCACCTCAGCTTGAATGCTCATGATAGAGAAAGGAACATTAATGATTCCTTTATAAGGGTCATCATTGAACGCACCATCCTTGTATGTCTCATGAGGACTTTCAGCTCCCACCTTTCTACCACTTGTAAACACCACATAATCAATGTCTTCTCTCTGCATCTTGTCATACAACTTGATAGCATTAGCATCCTTGTCTATCTCTTTCATAATACGATAGGATAGAGGATAGAGAGCGAACTTGTCTAACACCACATTATTGTATGAGCTAGCTGTACCATTCTTTGCAAGTTTGCTACCAGACACGATTGGCTTAAGAGGAGTGTATGCACTCTGGATGCCAGGGTTACCAGCACCAAGGATAGCCACTTCTTCATTACTTAGAGGAAGATTCTTATCGTTCTTCTCCCAAGCAACATCATATCTGTATTGACGCTCTTCTTCACTATTCCAATTACCAGCTCTGATTCTGAACTGACGGTTAGCTTTCATACTAATGATACCACTACCATCAGTTTCTTTAAATGATGTATAGTTAGGAAGATCAATTATACCAATTACGTCAGCATGTGTAGCTGAACGGAAATAGTCTTGTGTAAACTTCGTAAAGCCAATATCTCCAGCGCTGAATCCTCTGTTCCAAACATTGCTCAGAGCAGCGTTCATCTTTGGAGAGCTATTAATGATAGCCTGGCGTGGAGAGTTGAAACTCTTGATACGCTTAAGTTCATCCTCATACTGATATGGATCAGAATAGAGGAGCTTGTGCATCTCGATGTTAGCAATCATATAGTTGGCTGTAAGGGCCATGAGTTGTCTGTCCACTTCTTTCTCACCAATATTATTTGGTAGATTAATGTTTTCAAACTCAAAGCCTAACATACCTTCCTTCAGAATGCCAAACTGTGTGAGGGATTGCTTCAGCTTGATCATATCTTTTTGTATGAAGTCAGCCAGCTTACCATTTATCTTATTCTCAAATGCTTTGTACACTTCTTCAGGAGTTCCTTTAGCAGCCAATACATCTGAATGCAATGTATCACCAAGGATACCTTTGAAGAAGCGCATCTCATTAGACTTTCTACCTTTTGCTACAGGACGATTTTCTCTAACTAGTTCAAGCTCAGCTTTAAAATATTCTTTGAAGATAGCATTGATATCATCCATTCCTCTACTAATAGAGGCTGTAGATATAGCATTGCCCATCTTAATCATCCATTCAATAGATGCATCCCCAGGAACAAGATTTAGGTAGTACCCTGATAGGTTAAGATTTAGTTCTTGAACCAGACGATCTTTGTATGTAAGTCTAGAAGACTCTTTACGCTTACCTTTTTCTTCATTCACTAACCCACTTACATATCCAATCTTGAATAAGTCTTCTGTGTCTGCTTTACGAGTGCCAGCATCTGTGAACATTCTTTTCAACAGATTAGAACCCTTAGTAAATGAATCTGTCAAAAGGTAACTATAACCTGTACCACCTACAGACTCTTTATTAAATCTTTCAAGTTTAGAAAGGAAATCAGATAAATCACTAGCAGCATTTGTACCAATAAAAGATTGTGTACGCTCACCAGATACGTTAAAATATGTGCTGCTGAACTCAGGGTTGCTTACAGCACTCTTCACAAGACCAAGCTCAAGTAAACGACCACTCATACCAAGAGCCTTTCCAGAGAAGGTAGCAATCTTTTCTGTTTTGGAAATACTTTCTTTGATACCAGCAACAGCTCCTTTGAACACTTTGTATTGCTCAGGAGTCATCTTATTTACATCAGATACAGTGAATGGTATTCCCATTTTGTTTAGGAAGTCCACCATAGCTGTAACACTATTCAGGTTTACACCTTTTAGCTTAGCAGGGTCTCCCTTGAATACCTTCTCCTTATCATCGTATGTAAAGAATCCTTTACCTTCTTTAGCCTTGAATACAATTGAGTTAATGTATTCACTTCTAAGTTGTTGTGCAGCAGAAGCAAGGTTTGCTTCACCCACAACCACTTCTCCATTCTCAAGAACAAACACGTTTCTTACATCAGGGTTCTGCTTCTTGAATGTGTTCCATATAGAACTAATAAGCTGCAAACCATGTTGTGTGTCCACCTTAGATAGGTCAACACCACCATCTTTCCAGTCTCTCTTGGTAATTCTTCTGTATAATGTTCTGTAGTTAGGATCGCTTACAGCCATCTGACGAAGTCTACCTAACATCTCTTCTACGCTAGCAGAAGTGTGTAGGTTGTTCATCATGCTAATGTATGTCTTACTTACAGGTAGTAGTTTTGCTCCACCAATAGATGAAGGAACAAGCTTACCAGCATCATCCACTTCAGGAACAGTAGCTAATAATATCTTTACAGCACTGTTAGACTTTTTGAAGTTATCTATCTTGGTAGCATCCTGATAGGTTTCTCTACCACTATTGTTCTCATCTCTGAGGTTGATGTTATCGTTCTCATCAAACTCAATAGCATAACTCTTCAGATACTCCTCATGTCTTTCAGTGATTGTACCCCATTGATCCTCAACATTTTGCATCAATTGCAATGTGTTGGATATAAGAGGATTAACTTCCTCTTGTGTAAATGCACCCTCACTAACAAGTGATTGGGCCATACGAATCTTCTGAGAGATGGTCTCAAGCACTTGGTCCTTCAGCTTAGCATACACTTGCTTCTTGTTTCTCTTCTCAATGTTGAACAGGCTTTCGTCTGTCTTGATTAGATCCGCTAGAGTGAGGTAGGTCATGTGTTGAATGATGTCACTTCTTTCTTTGTCATTAATGTCCTTAAGACTAAGAGCAGCATCTGAATCAGCAAATGCATCCTCGATATCAATCACACCCTCTTTAGCGAAAGCAAGACTGTTTTGGAATGGTACGTGGGATTTGTAATAACCCTGACCAATCTTTCCAAACATCTTAGCCACCTTGGAATCAGCATTTGGTCCAAGGAAGAACTCTTTAATAGCTGTCACCATATCAGCAAACAGCTTTAATATATACGGTCTGCCTTTTGTAGGCTTAGCAGGAATCTTCTTAAACTGTACGTAGTCTCTGAACTCTTCAGCCAGCTTTTCTTCAAGCTGCTCTTCTGTAGCTTCAGAATAGCTAATGTCTTTCATGGAAGCTCTGTCATAGAACTTACCACCTCTAGATCTCATTTCATCTAATACAGCTTTCTGTTCTGCAGGATCGGAGAACATTCTCCATACAGCATGGAACACCTCGTGATACACTGTACCCACTTCAGCATTCTCATAGATGTATATTGCACCATCCTTGAACATACCCCAAGCTTGTCTACCGTTGGTAGCTTGGATGATGTTCTTCACACGATATACAGGAACGTTAGGGAAGTTAGCCTTAAGCCATGTTTCCACTTGACTCCAGTTCTCAGGAACGAATGCTTTAAGTTCTTTCTCAATCACTACACGTAGAGCCTCATTATCTAGTCCACTAATTTTCTTGTTTACAGCATCTAGTACAGACTGACTGATAGGCTTACCCATCTTAGACTCAGCATCAGCAACCACCACTTCTTCTACATCATCAGGAATAGTTACAGTTAGCTCAGCTTCCATAGCTCTCATTTGATTGAGCATAGGAGCAATAGCATTTGCAAATATTGCCTTCTTTAACATTTCTCCAGGATCTTTTCCTCCAGCTTTTATCTTAGCAACCACCTCATCTAAATCACCACCTTGTAGAATCTGTATTTTGGTAGTAGCGTTTTCAGCTGTAGTGTCAGCAGGAGCTTTAAATATGATCTTCTTTCCTTCTGGAGAAGTATATGTTTGTGGAGTTGTTCCATCTAACTTATATGTAACAGGAGTGGCTGTTGTAATAGGTTCTGTTCTAGCTGTTCCTTGTACTTGTGCTAGAGCAGAAGTGTCTGGTTGTAATACAGCTGCTGTTGTAGGAGCACCTGGTGTTAACACCTTAGGTGTTACAGCTTTCTTCTTCTCAACTACAGGGATAACAAAGTTATCAGCTGTGTCGGTTGTAAAGAAGTAGATGTTTGTTCTGTTAATATCCTCCTCATTGGTAGTAGGTCTAACAGTGGTAGATAGAGGAAGCTCCTCACCACTTCTCACCTTACCATCAGGAGTTTGGTTAGATAACAGATATGACTGATAGTTCTTCCATGTTCTGCTGGTTATCTCACCAGATTCAGAGATGGATAAGATTTCTTCGTAAGGTTCATTAAGTTGCTTAGCAAAGTGACTGTTGATATTGTTGTACATGTTTGATAACATGAGAACAATAGCATCTTTGTTTTCCTCTAGAGCTGTAGGTGTAAACACAAAGTCTTTACCCTTTCCAGAGAGTGTGAGCATCAACTTTCCAGTCTCACTGTCCTTTTCAAAGAATGCACTGTTATAACCTGCAGGTTTCCTTTTCTTATTTTGATCTTCAGGAATACCCCAGTATACAGTGGATTTCAACCAGTTAAGTAAACGTTCAGACTTAGCATCCTTTATACCCACTTGTGGATCAAGCATGTTCTTAGCTAGCTGAAGAATAGCTTGGTAGATAGTTTCAGCTTCTTTCTCACTATGCTTTTTGTTCTGGAGTTTAACCAGTCCATTAGGGGTTTCAAGGAGCACGGTTCCCACAGGAACTCTGAATGTTACAGTGCCTTGATTTTCAACAGCAATATTATTACCTTCTGTAGGAAGGGTTGGTATCTTAATTAACTGTGTACTCTCTAACTCATCAGTAGTGATGAGGTTAGCATCTTGTACAGATGTTCTGGTGTCATAGATAATCTTACCATCAGCGTCTGTCACATTCTCAACTCTTCCAAAGGAAGCTTCAATCTCATGACGCTCTGATAGGTCTGGGTTCTCAAGCACTGAGGTGCGCCATTCCTTGTATTGTTTTGTAACAGCATCTTTAACTTCCTGAGGAGTGTCCTTACGGAACATGCTTTCGTTGTTAAACTCAGCACCCCATGTTAAATTAGCATCAGGGAACACTTGGAATATGGCAGACTCTAAAGCATTAGCTCCATCAGGAATAGGTTGTCCATCCACTCCTACAAGTTGAATGTTACCATCCTCATCCTCCTGAACCATAACAAGAGCGATAATTTCATCCTTGTTGATGTCCTCATCAATCTGTCCAGCCTCATCCATTCTCAACATGTCTGTGATACCAGGAATCAGTTGGTCCTCATTCTTAGATGTAACATATACACCACGAATGTTCTTTCTATTAGTAAACCTATTTAGGTTAAATCCAAATGTGTTAGCTCGTATTTGATGAGGCTTACCTCTTACAATACCCATGGTAGCTCTAGGAATAATCTCATCAGACTTCTTAGCTGTAGGTTCGTACTCTTTATTAAACTCTGCTGTTTGAACACCTGATTCAGCTGTGCCAAGAGCTTCAGCTAACAGTTGCTCGTTCTCCATCATCTTAGTTTCCTCAGCCTTCCTAGCTTGGTAGGCATCAGCTACAGATTGGAATCTATCAAGGATTTGTTTCTTAGCATTGTATTCAGCACCAAGTTCATCAAGTTGTTTGTACAACTGATCTACTTGACCTTCAACATCTTGCAACCTACCCTCACTTACACTAATCTCTTGTTGTAGATCTTGTAGGATGGCATAGTCTGCTAGATAGTCTCTAAGGTCTCCGAAGTTCTTGATGATGAAGTTACCACCTTGAATCTCAGCAAGAGTATCTTTGATGTATTGTGGGTAGTCTTCGTCAAACTTCTGTAGAGAATCTTTAAGGAATGCTGCAAAGTCTTTGATTGCGCTCTCAATAGTTTTACTAAGCTTAGCAAGACTGTTGATATTGTCACCAGTTTCTTTGATGAGCATATCCACCCACTGCACTTGTTCTTTAAGTTCCTTCAAGAACTCACCACTGTTTTCTGGTAATTCGTCAAGGTTTTGACCAAAGTCTTCAAAGTATGCAAGGTTAAGCTCAAGCTCATTCTTCTCAGCTGTAAGCTTAGCTATCTCATCTTGCACATCTTCTCTCATACGAGAAAGCTTGCTTAGAGCTTTACTAGTGGTAGAGAACACTTTACTAAATCTAGCCTTCTGACGACTAAGCTCAGGATACTTTGCTTCAAGGGCTTTCTCTTTTTTCGTACGAGGTTCAGCCACTCTCACATCTTCACCTATCTTAGCTAAGTCTTTTTGGATGCCATCAAGCTCTTTCTTTTTGGTTTCAAGCTTTTTACTCACTTCCTCAAGACGCTCTCTAGTTTCGGTCTCAAGTTGTGTGATGATTTCAAGACGTGCGTCTCTATTCTTAGCTAGGGTTTCTTTCTGCTTAGCAATCTCTTCAGCAGATGTAAACTCTTCTCTAGCAACTCTTTGCTCTTCGTTTTCTGTTTCACCTATCTTCTTAATACGAGCTTGTGTATATCCTTCCTGAGCAACAAAGTATTCATTCTTCAGTGCCTTTCTTCTAATCTTACCCTTATCATCTTTGTACACAAAGAAGAGCTTACCATTCTGGTATTCAAGTCTTCCTGGTTTTTTACCACCAAACTTCTCTCCAAAGTTGTATTCAAAGATTTCGTTTCTATGCTTGTAAAAATAATTAGCTGTTTTATTAGCACGAAGATCTGCCACCTTTCCAAGCTTATAATCTTCAAGCACTTGCTTGGACACATCTCTAATCTGTCCCTTGTTATCTTTTATCTTGATGGTGCCATCTTCATTCTCACCAAGGATTGTAAGTGAAGCTATTTCTACAGGAACCTCTAAGCCATCTTTGTCATAATCCACTCCCTTACCAACAAAGTATTCTGTACCCACCTCCACTTCTTTCTCACCAGTTTTGGTTTTCACCTTGATGGTTTCTCCTTTAGGGGCTTCAGTTTCTTCTGTGTCAGTAGGGGTAAACTCTTGGAACTTAACAGGTTCTTTCTTTATCTCATTGTACTCTTTTAGATAGTTGTCTCTACGAACAGCCATTTCAGCTACATCCTCTAGAGCTTGGCCAAGGTCTTCTTTTTGATCATCGGTGAGATCTTTCATACCCTTGATGTTGTCAATAGCATCATTGAAACTATCTACATTACCATCAATAATATCTCTCATCACCTGGTCTACATTAATACCAGCAGCTGAAAGCTCAGGAGTGAGAGCAGGGATACGTACATCATAGTCAGCCACTTTAGAAGCAGCATATATCATCTTGTCTATTACAGCTGATGTATATAATGGATTACCATTATCATCAACCTGTCCTCCATAACGTAAGTTAAGAGATTGGTAGAGAGATAAAGTGTTATTAGCTGTCTGTTCAAGCTTAGTGAGACGATCTAAGAATGCCTCTCTTGTATCTGTAGGAAGAGCTTTACCCTCAGCAACAAGCTGAGCAAAACCTTCTTCTGTACTAGCTAGCGCTCTGTTATCTCTGATTTCTGCTTCTACAAGATCAAACCTACCATACTTAATACGAGGAGACAGATAGTTGATTACAAAGTCTGCCTCTCTATCTTTACTATTCAGAACATCACCTTTCTTCAAGAACCCTTCTCTTTCCTGTTGTAGCACAGTGCCACGATTTACAGAATCAATTGTGTCCTTTGTAAAGTCTGATAGTCTATACTTATTGAACTTTTGGATAGCGTCTGCTGTGTTTCTAGACTTAGCCATGTCCTCTCTAAATCTACCCCTGCCCTGCATGATAGCTCCAGACAATCCACCAATCAACACGTTCTCCATACCTTCGTCTGTACCAAAGGTTTGTATAAATCCTTCTGATAAACTTTCAAGGAAGCTAGTAGGTTCGTTGTTGTTCTTCTTGTTATAATAGTTTTCTACACCTTTACCAATAGCAAACTGAGCACCTTCTTCAAATGCTTCAGATGTAGAGAATGTATATGGTCTGATTTTATCAAGCGTGCCAAGAATCTTACCAGCACGTGAAGGCTTAGCTATATACTTACCACCATCTTCAATGATGTTCTTTGTTTCTCTTGTAAGTTCATTTAATACAGACTTCTCTCCTTTGTATGTAGAACCAAGTATTCTTGGGAACTGGATGTAGTTAGTAGCTGTAAGTAAACCAACGTTCAATAAGAAAGCAGAGTTGCCCACTTCTGAAGCCTTTGCATTGATGTCTTCCATTGCTTGAGCATCAGGATATACACCATCATTTGCAGCTACATATTCTTGAATCAGTTCATTTCTCTTTTCATTAAGAGTTTGCAATGCTTCAAATCCAGCCTCACCTGTTGTAGAGAGACCAGCAACAACAGCTCTTCCTCCTTTGTTTAATACATTGTAGGATGTGATAAATCTATCAGATAGAGATTTCACCTTACCAAATGTATCAGCCACCTTATTAACAGATGTAAGTCCTGCTTCTGTAGCAGCTAACACCTCAGCTTGTTTACCAACAGATACAAGGCGAGAGATACCAGGAAGTGCGCTAAGTGCTTTAATGCCAGCACTGTATACACCTCCTGTAAGAGCTGCACCAGCAGCAAAGCCAAGGTTCTTTACAATACCATTCCAAGCAAAGTTGGCTGTAAAAAGATTATCAGGAGAATACCATTTAGCTTCCTTCTCAACATCTGTGTAGTAGTTAGGAAGTAGGTTATCGTCCAGTTGCTTATTTAAATTATCTAATCCTCTATTGAGGTCATTATCATAGAATGAAGAAAAGTTACCTGTAGCTATCCAGTTACCAACACCGTTAACAAGACCTAATGTGCCTTGTAAAAAGGTTGTACCTGTAAGAGCCAATCCTTTACCCACACCATTCACCATCTTCTCAGTCCAGCTTTGTCCCTGAGCATACGCATCCTCATTATTGTAATCACCAGGTACAAATACATTGTATCTAGGATTAGTAAGTTCTCCTAGAGAACGACGAATGGAACCACCCTGTAGTCCTTTGTTAGATGATCTAACAGAAGCATCAAGTGCCTCAAGTGGAGACACAGACTCACCACCTCCACCAGGAGTTGGTGTGCTAAGTCCTCTAAACGGTATATTAGGAAGAGGCTCTGGAATGTCAGCAGGTGTATATCCACCATACTGTTCTTCTAGAGCCATTCTATCAAGTAGAGGTACCTGAGGATTCAATGGGTTTTCTGCCATTAGAGAGGATTTTTAGAAGCTTTTTGTAATTTTTGTAAATCGGTATTAGTTGGAACTTTATCTCTAATCAATTGATATAAAGATGCATCGGTAAGTCCTTGCATAGTATTAATCACCTCACCTTCAAGAAGTAGTCTTGGATAGGGAATATCTTCTTGTAATGATTTTGTAATAGGATCATATACATTTAATCTTAATGAATATGTTCTACCGCCATCTCCAGTAACAATATTTCCACTAACACCAAAAGACTTTACGTTAAAGAAGTCTGTAGGACCAAGAGCTGCATTGCTTACATTTGTTGGACCACCTTCAGGACTAGTAGACATATAAGGACTAGTTTGTCCTGTTTGAGGATCAATCTGACTAAACTTCATCATTCTCTCTTGATAAGGACGAAAAGCTTGCACAGCTGGAGAGGCTTCAAATCTATCTCCAAATATTGCATTTTTTTGTTCAGCAGTTAATCTAAAGGTGGTGCTACCAGCAGTTCCTCTTGCTGTCACCTCATACATAGCAGGAGCATATCTTGTACCCTCTACCACTTTTATGGTACCCTGAGGATTACCTGACTCAGCAATCTTTTTTAACACTGCTACATTTAGATCAGGAGAGTTGGCTATTGCACCTTTTTGTTGTTCAGCAAGGTTTGCCACTGACGCAAATGTACTAGCTAAACTTTCTTGTTGTATTTTACTAGTTGTAGGAATGTTATATTCTCCTCCTTGGTAACCCATCACTCTTCTCTTCACCTCCTTACCTATCTCTTCTTCTTTTTCTTTTAGTGTTTGTTGGTAAGGTAAGTTTACAGTCTTACGATAGTTTTCTAAGTTTTGTGCAAGAACTTGGTCAGCTCTATTTAAATTTGACTCACCCCTATAGTATCTTTCTTTGTGAAGTTGATAAAGTTTATAGTCTTTTGGAGACAACTCTGCTTTAGCTTTCTCATCATTATATGCAACTGTTGTTGTTCCACCAGTCATTGTTGTAGGACTACCAGAAGTAGTACTTACTGTTCTATAGTTATTTATCTTACTGTTGAAATCTACAAAGTCTCTTGGAGTGTATGTTGTTTTACTTCCATCAGCTGCAGTGTAAGTAAGGTTGGGGGCGTTCTTTGGAATGTTCTTATAAACATCTCCATATTTTCTATCAGCCTCAGCACTGATTTGACCCACCATTATCTGATCTTCTAGGACAGATTTTCTTATTCCTTCTGTCTGATTGAAATGTTGAGCAACTAATGGATCTACACCATTAGGAGATTTCATCCATGCAATTTTTTGCTGGTCAAGCCACCCTTTGTCCTTACCTTGAGACTTCATAAAAGCATCATCTTGTGTATTAAGATCTTTTAAGGTGGCATCTATAGTAGCAACTACTTTATCAAGAGCAACATTAGGTACATCTTTAGGATCAACAGGAGCTGGAAAACCACTATATCCTGTTTGTGCTAATTTCTCCAATCTAATCTTCTCATCCTCTCGACTCATTGTGTCTTTATGGAATCTCTCTCTTTGTGAATATTCCATTGTAAACTTCTTCCACTCTTGAGCCTTATTCTCTCTCCACTGTTGAGCTTGAGCAAATGGACTAGTTTCGTAAGTCTGAGCAGTTTCTGTGTATGAGAAAGCTTTGGAAAAACCATTCATGAAGTTAGCTGTGAACAATCTTGCTTTTGCAGATTCAGCATCTCCATCATCAAAAGTTCTTGAAACGCTATTATATTCTTCCTGAACACTGTTTAATATCTTAGTAAGTTCTCCAATCTTCTGATCAATCTTTTGCTTTTCTACAGCAGAAGATGTAGAAGACTTTGCATTCTCAAGAATGGTTCTTTGCTGAGCAAAGGCATCATACTTCCCCTTATAAGAAGCATTTAATGATTCTGCGAAAGACTGAGGAGTAGTGTTGGCATAGTTGTATCTACCATCCACTGATATTTGTTCCCAGTCATCAGGAGAAAGCCCTGTTAAAAGAGCTTGTTGAATCTTCTCTGGAGAAATACCCGCAAGCTTTGTACGGGTCATTGCATCCTTGATTACAAGATTACCCTTAGCATCAACGTCAAAAGCATCATCTCTGATGGTACTATCTCCAGTGAGTCCTTTGATTATCTCTGTAGCGTTCTTTCTGTAGTTGGTGTAAGGTTTGTATAATGTATTAAAAGAAGAATCAACATCCCCATTAAGCCAAGCATTGGCTGCATTTTTAAATTCCCATGTTCTAGAAGCAGAAGCTTTTCCTTCTTTGGTAAGAGTAGTCATATCCTCTAGTCCCTTTCTGTAAGCTTTTGTAGAAGACAAAGCATTAACAATACGAGGGTCTTTCACAAGCTGACCAGTCATACCTCCTACAGAGTTGACAAGTTGGAAGTTGGAGAAATCACCAGCAGCTACGTTTTTAAGGTTGTTTCCAAGTTCGTTCAGCTTAGATTGCAAATATACTCGTTGAGCATCTTGAGCTATGTCTAGCCCAGCAATATTATCTATCTGAGTTTGAATCTTTTGGATACCCTCATCGTAGCGCTTCTGTTTCTCCATACCCACCTGCACCATAGCTTCCACAGGAAGCTGTTGGACATAGGGGTTAAATTGTGGTATGATGTCTGTAAATGAAGCCATTGTATGTCAAGTTAGCAAATGTAATATGAATAATTATAATTTCCAAGAGCTATAACGAGTTTTGGTAATTCGCTATAACTGAGTTAGTTAGATATTTTTTAAAGCCTTTACAATTGAGCTGTTCAGGTTCTTTTTCTTAATAGAAGTTCCTTTCCTTGCCCCCTCTATTTCCTCCTTGTTACTCTTCTTCAGAAAGGTCTGAGGAGTTCCAGGAGTAGTGGCAGGGCTAGATACAACAGCTGTAGATTGATCTCCAACCTTTTGCTCGTAGTAAAGAATGTTTCCGTTCTGGTCTAACACAGGCACTCTCTGTGAGCTGGTTCCAGCTATTGTAGGAATCACTGGCTGAAAAGGAGCATTCATGTTCATAGCTCTGAAACGTGGGTCAAAGCGGTAGTTGTACAAGTTCTCCATTGTAGCTAATGTTCTGTTTTCCAATTGACTCTTAGCCATTTTGTCAGAAATAGAATTAACAACAGCCTGTCCAACAGCCTTTGTTTTACTCTTAGCTTCAGCCTGACGAACATACTGACGGTCAAGAATCTCAAGATTCTTCAAGCCAAACTGATCAAGCTTATCCCTATTCTCTTTGTAAATCTGATTCTTCATGGCCTGGTTCATACGGAATTGCTCACCTAACACTTTCTGATTAGCAGCATATTCTTGTGCCCCAAGTTGACTTTGTAAAGCAGGATTGTATCCCACAAGCCTTTGTTGTGATCTCAAGGAAGCCCTGTTCTCATTCAGAATGTCCTGAAGAGAGATGTCATAAGGAACGCTAAGTTGAGGCTGTAGGGTTTGAGCTTGTACAGGCTCCAATTGGTTAGTAGCCATTGCGTACATCTCACCCATAAGCTGTGTAGGGTCAAGTTGTTCTTGGTCTGTAGGACGAACGTAAGGAAGCACCTGTCCAATAACATCCACTAAACCACTTCTCTTGTATTCAATAGAAGGAACATCTTTTTTAGGTGGAGCACCTGTATCAGAAGTGATGGTTTTTAACTCTCTTGTCTTGAATGTAGAAGGACCCTCAAGACCTGTTTCAGGCGTATCTTTTCTCTTTAATCCAGGGGCAGCCCATCCAGCACCAAGCTTACTATCAAACCAGTTTCTAGCAGTGGACGTAGGATCTGAATTATAAAGTTTTTGGTGATTGTCAATAATCATTGCTTTAAGCTCAGGATCTTGGAACAGATACTCCTGGAACGCTTTGTTTCCTTTCTTACCTGTTTTATCAAATCCAATCTGTTCAGCAATCTCATCCCACTCTTTGGCAGTGAATGCAGACGCATTCTTGATACCTGTAGTTTTATCTCCAGTCCAAGGATCAAGTCCGTATTTACTTCTATACCCAGCTTGCGCTTTAATCATCTTACCCAATTTAGCAGTTTTTATTTTTCCTTTGGCAAGGTCATCAGCAACTAGTCCATACTCCTCAGCTGTATCATTAATAGCGTTTTGTAGAGAAGCAGCTGAAGTTTTGTTGTCAGCAATTTCTTTTAATGTAGCACTACCACCATTGATTGTAAGATCTAAAGAGTTGAATCTCAACTTATCAAAAGGAGTTTGTACATCAAGCTCATCAAGTTCTTCTACAGCTTTGCTAATGTTCTTATTGATTTTATTTTCCTTTTTAGACAAATCAGCTACGTAGGTTTTGAACTTCTTGCCTTCAGCTTCCTTACCAAGTAATGGAACATAAGCTTTAGGTATCTTGAGGTTGCCAAACACTACAAGGCTACTGTCACCAGGAGTGCCACCATCTTGCAGCTTTAATGCTGGTTCACCTCTTTCCACTTCTACAGGGTTGTCACCATAGGTGATACCTATACCTGTGTTACCCTTACCATCACTTTCATCGTGAGACTGACCTCTGAACATGATTGTTTCTCCACCATCTGGTAGGTATGGATTCTGAGACATAGACTCAGCATATCCACCCCAGTGCGTTTGAAGTTCACCACCCATCTGGAAGTCAGGTCTTTCTGTAGACATAGCTGCTGCACTAGGAGGGGTGTATTCTTTTAGATGACCACCAGCTCTTAGCATATCAGCATCCTTTGGAGCCCTAAGTAAGTCTTTCACTTTGTTTTCTCCGAAGGTAGCAATCACCTGAGGTTGCCATGTATGACTCACCCATTCGTATGGAGAGGTTGTTCCACCATTCTCCATGAATGATGAATATTGTGCCTGACCACCTTGCATACCCTGTTGAAGAGCAGTGGATTGTATGTTTCTTTGTGTAGCTTCTTTTGCTTTTTTAATCTTCTGTGGTTTTCTATTAATAGCAGTACCAATCAATTGACCAGCTGTTTGACCAATCAATTTACCAGCAGGACCAAAAAATGATCCAGCAACTCCACCAATTGTGCCACCCAGGTTACCACCAGCGTTCTCACCAGTGATGCTTGTAAGAAGTTGTCCTGTAGCTTGTGTGCCACCAGAGTTTGCAAAATTATAAAATCCTGTACCTTCCATCCAATCACCGTTCTGAGCTTTATGCATCTTGCCACCATGCATGAACTGCTTATAACGTTCGCTATCATTCAAAGGCTCATATCCAAGATCATCATAAAGTGTATTTGGAGCAAACGTGTTCATGATTTCTCCACCACCAACAGAAGCTCCGTCTTTTGCAAGTACATTTGTACCTACACCATATATTGGGAAGAACTCCTCTCCTGTATTCACTACATCCTCAGGACGAACATATCTACGTTGGGTTTCTTCAGGGCGTGTACCAGCAGCTTGTTTAACAAGTGCACTTACACCTTCAGCTTGCTCAGCTCTTTCAAGAGCTCTCTTTTCTTCTTTAAGTTGTTGTATTCCTTCAACCACCTTGCCTGCAGGACCTGCATATTTACCGATGGCTTTCATGAATTTATCCCCTTGCTTTTCTTCCACCTCAATAGGATTATTAACACTAGCAGGAGCTGTAGATATAGTACCAGATGATGGAGCTGACATACCTACATATGTCTGACCAGATTTCCATAGGTCATGATCTGACTTCCAGGACTGATAGTCAGGATAGTCTGATTGTTGAGGTTCAGGTTGAGCTTCAGTTCCTCCTTGCGCTTTCTTTATCTTCTTTCCTTTTCTAGCACCACCAATAGCAGAAGCCATATCAGCCATACCTTCTTCACCACCCATGGTTTGAAAAACCTTTCCAAGATTACCAAGAGATGCACCTATTCCTCCTCCATCACCACCATCTTGCTTTTGGGCAGCAGCAAGCTCAGCCTGTCTGTATGCTTCTTCTTTACGCATTTCATTTGTAGATCCTGTAACACCATAGTCAACAGCATCATACATCTCTTGGAAGTTTACAGGTTGAAAACCTGCACCTGACTCACCACCAATGTATGAACCGATCTGGGCTTTCTTCAAGGCTTTGCCATGTTTAGCCATGAATGCTTCTTCTGTAGGATACTTCTTGTAGAATTCCTTCTCAGACTTAACACCAGCGATTTTGAGCATTTTTGCTTTCATATCAGTTATATTTATCTAACCAGCCACCCTTGGTTGGTTTGTTATAGTTTGTAAAGTTAAGTAATTGGTCTAACTTTTTAATAGGTTGAGCATCAGCATTATTCACACTAATTCCTTTTTTAGCCACAGGATACTCTGTTACATACTCACCATCAAATTCATAGTCTTCTCCAGGTTGCATGTATTGTACGTCTCCTGTGTCAGATATACCAATCAATGGAACATCCACACCCTCCATAGTGATATCTGTGGATGGGATGATTACAGGGTTGCCCCAGTTCTCAGGGTTCCAATATCCTTCAGGATCTATCACAGTGCCATCTTGACTAATGGTCTTGGGTTTGAAATCCAAACCTTCTTGGTAGTATTTCATCTCCTTACCATTCTGTGCAGAAGCTTTTGTCTTCTTAGCATACTTACCATTGCTAGGAGCACTACCAGCTACACGTGCGTACGTGAATCCTACAGCACCTGGTAAGCTACCACCCATAGCCATCTCATCTTTGTTTGCAGTGGCTAAAGCTCTACGAATTTTATCTGGATCTGTTTCAGGGGTTCCATCTAAACGAAGAACCTTTTGTGTTCCTTTGTTTGGTGTGTTATATATAATTCTTTTCCTACCACCAGTTGTAGCACCTGAACCTAAGAAATCTTCTTCACTAACCTCCATTCCATTTACTATATACTTCTTACTTCCTTTAGGAGTCACCTTAACTTCTACTTTAGGAGTTTCATATTTAACTAATTGTGTAGGTTTTTTAACTACATCAATAGGAGTACCTTCTTTAAGATAAAATCTATCACCATAATTTTCTCCTTTGATAGCATTTTCATATTTTAAACCTTTAGGTTTTGTTTCAATGCCACTTTCATATAGTTTCTTATTCTTATTATATAAGTTCAAACTATCTTGATATGCCTTAAGTTTTGGATCTTTAGGATCGTTTACTATAATAGGTTCACGTTCAGGTTTTTTATATACTACTGGTTGTACTGGTTTTCTAACACCTCTTAATCCTTCTTTTGTATTAACAACTGTAGGTGCTTTACCATTTAATCTTACTAAATTATTATTTAAATCTGCCCAGTCACCCCATCTAGGAAAGGTTTGGCTTAATTTAAGGCTATCATTATAAGCTTTTAATCTAGGGTCTTTAGGATCATTTGTTATAATTGGTAAACGACCACCTGATTGCATATCTCCCCATCTCTTAAGTGGTGTAGGAATAGGTTTTCCTTTTTCTACATATGGGTGTCTAATCTCTTGTTCCCATTTCTCAGCTTCTTGATACGTTTTAAATGGACCACCAAGATGTTCACCTGTCTTTCTGTATTCAGCAACAGGGTCTTTTAAATCCTTACCACCTTTAAATGTAGGTATTAAATAAGCAGGTTCTCCGTCTACTCCTCCTATAGATGTAGCTAGTTCAGTGCTGGGCTCAGCATAAGGAATTCTGTAACGTGAAGGTAGTTTGTAACTAATAGGTTGTAAGAAACCACCACTCTGAAACTGCCCACCCCATGCAGGAGAATAGTTTCTACCTTTGGTGTTATATGCCCATCCCTTGAACCCTGGAGGAAATGATACATCAGGATTGTTTGGGTTGGCTTTCTTCCCATAGTTATCCTTGGTCTTTTGTTTCAAGACCAATCCCCCTTGTTCATATTTGTCTAACCAATTGTTCATTACTTGTAAGAGATTTGAGCAGGTGTGTAAATAAACTGAGAAACCAGGTGTGCATCACTGCGGTTATCAAGGATGTGTCTCACCTTAAGTTCCTTAGCTCTCAGAGGTTCCTTCTTGAAAGATCTCTTTCCATAGTCCATATTAGCCTGGTTCACCACCTTGTCCAAAGACAAGCTCTCGCACGTGCGTATGAACAGAGGTTCTTGCTTGTTCTTTACAAGACTCCAGAACGTATTGTATTGATAGAAGTTATCACTCTTAGTGAATGTAATTGTCTTACTATCAGCGTTATACATAGGATACTTTAAGTAGTCCTTAAGGTTGTTGATTGGTTTAGGAACCAACTCAAGCACACCTGTACTCTGTTGACCATTGTAAAGGACAGCCTTATTAAACCAAGCATTGTCAGTTTCTATCTTGCGGTTGTCATCAGACACACCATCTGGGTCAGAGAAGTATCTGTACGCCTTGGTGTAATCCTGAACAGATTGTAGGATTTCATCCTGATACTGATAGGCAAATGGATACTCAATGATGTAAGGTTCTATGTTTCCATAGAAGTAATTATACACCACTGGATTCTTCAAGTGCCTCCAGATACAAGCGGTTGATATTTGGTTATACGTGGTAGCTGCTAAACTTACAGGATTAACTGTAGTGACAGGGAAGTTTTTCTTGCTTTTGCACTTGCCTGTAGATTCTACAGTGATGACATTAACAGCATCATCCACAACATAGCTCACCCCAGAAATCAAGTCCTCCTTGGAAACACCCGTTGCTAGAGTGTTTCCAAGTTGGTCAATGATTGTGAAGGGTCCCGCTGTGGGTCCTGAGCTAGTTAATTTTATGATGATTGTCTTAGCCATTCTTATTTATTTTAGCAAGCGTTAGCTCCGTCAACTGAGATGTATGCAGTTTGTGGACCAGATACTAATACAGAGTAGTTGTACGTACAACTAAATCCACCAGGTCCTGAAGGACAAACAGATGTGCTTCCTGCAATTGCCTGAGTGTTTGAGTCAGTAAATGTGATGCTATCTCCTGCAGTGATTCCACTTATTGTAAACATATAATTACAAGATGATGTTGATACAGCACCAGCATTGAAATTTGGTCCTGAGTTTATACTAAATTGTAAATTACCAGCAGATGGAGAATTTATGTATTTTGTATAAACTAACAATTGAGTAGGTGCTGCAGTACTAGAAGTAGTTGTTGTGGTGCTAGAAGTAGATGTTGTTGTACTAGAAGTACTAGAAGTAGTGGTAGTAGTTGTAACCACTGTAACATCTATGTAGTTTACACAAGTGCCCGTAGACTTTATTCTTATGGTTGTTGTACCATTAGGAACAAGTGCAGAAGAATAACCAGCTAGAAGAGCTGCCTTAGACACCCCTGTTTCAAATGCTGAAACATAACCATCTACATTTGAGTAGAGATTAAAAGGACCTGTATCTGTCCCAGCTGTTGTTAATGTTATTAATACTGTCATTTTATATAATATTTAAAAGTTATAGTGGTGGTGTTGGTTCTTCTTCAACAGCTGTTCCAGCAAGTGAGCAATCAAGACTAGTTGTTGTAGTGGTTGTTGTTGTGATTGGTGTAGCTGTGGTAGTAGTTGTAGTTGTTGTACTACTAGTAGATGTAGTAGTGGTGCTACTAGAACTTGTAGTAGTGGTTGTTGGTGGTGGTGTACCTGTTGTTGTTGTAGTTGTGCTACTACTAGATGTAGTGGTAGTAGTTACAGGTATAGCTGTAGTTGTTGTGGTAGTGGTAGACGATGTACTAGTTGTTGTGCTAGTAGATGACGTTGTTGTTGTACTACTACTAGTGCTTGTTGTTGTTGTGGTTGTACAGTTAGTAATAAACACAATCAATCCACCAACCACTTGGAACACTGTGTTAACAGCCTGAGAAGCTCCTGTAAAATACCAACCGTTTGGTATTGTTGTACAATCAGTTGTACCATTGGTCACAAATACCTCAGATCCAAGATAGAGTCCTTGATATTCAATAGTGAGGAATGTGGGCACCACGTTTACATATGATCCACCAAATGTATTCAGATAGGCAACAGCGTTACATGCGGCTGATTGACTTCCTGTAGAAACAACACTGCTTGGGGGAGATATAATATTGTAGCCTGTAAAGAACACCTCGTCTATTAATTCATCAGGTCTTGTACAAGGAGGTATTGGAGGTGGTACTGTCACCACAGCTGTTCCTGATAATGTACAACTTGTTTCTCTAACAGTTCCTGCAAGATTACAATTCTTTGTAGTGGTTGTAGTTGTAGTTGAGCTTGTAGAAGTGGTAGATGTACTAGATGTAGTAGTGGTGGTTGGAACAGGTCCAGGAACACCAGCTATCACTTCAAAGTCATCACAACATCCATTAAGACCAGAATAGAAGAAATTATTCTCACCAATATACCAGTTAGGGATGTAGCTATGGAAGCTTATCCAACTCTTAGTATTGAAGTTGAAAGACACTGTCCAGCTCTTATTACAGAAATAAGTTTCATCTGTTAGATACACTCTCTCACGTATAGTGATTGGTTTAAGAGTAGTGGTGGTTGTAGTTGATCCAAAGGATGTTGTTGTACTAGTGGTAGTGCCAGCAGATGTGGTTGTACTAGTCGTGGTACCAGCAGAGGTAGTTGTACTAGTGGTAGTGCTATAAGCGATTTGTTTGTATGTCTTTTCAACATAAAACTCTCTATTTACAGCATCATATTTAACATCTTTGCTCTTTGGAACATAGTCAAGTTTAGTGATGAGCACTCTGTCATACTTGCTATCAAATACACCATGCAGACCAATTCCTGTGAAGTGGTTATCTGTAGGCACATCTGGGAAGTAACGCAGGATTTCAAATGCTAGGTGATCTGTAAAGAACCTATTAAGTCCTGAACCAAATCCTGACAAGTCTACAGCCTGTGTACCAGAGATCAAAAATACCTGACCACGCTTAGCATCCACAGACACTTGTCCTTGTGGAATCTTCAGCAACATCTTGTTTTGGGTTCCTACATATCCCAAATCAGTTTCTGCGAAATCAATCGGAGGAGCTGATCTAAAGAACTGAGGATTACCAACATATGCTGCTTGAGGATTACTTGTATCAATCGTAAGGAGGTTGTTGTACATGAGTGTCTTGTTCTCAAAACGAGCAAGCACTGCCTTGTTCTGAATTCCATCTAGAGATACAAGATCTCCATAGTTCTGAGGAAAGTCATAATAAGATATAGCTCTGTAAATCAACCAGCTATTTACCCTATTATCAGAGTCAATGTTCTGAGAATCAGAATAGATAGCTCTGAAAGGATAATAGGTGAAGCAAGGTCTATTCCAGTCAATAGGTAGATTTGTAAATGTATTCTCTCTGTTCTGCTTAGAATATGTGACATTATAGTAGTAGGTGTTATCCTGAACAATAGGAACATAACTTTGTTGCACCCAGTCATCAGGAATACCTGTACTCACGTGAGGCCAGAAGTCACCCTCTCTGTTGTTAAAAGCTTGACGTAAGTCTACGTTATAAGAGCTCTCACAATAGAAATTAGGAATACCATACGCAAACAGATAGAAGTATCCATCATAGAATGTTCTTCCAGGATTGCTATCCTTAGGTTGTCCAGGAGCTACAAACTGACTGTTAGGACAGTCAAAGTTGTGAGCCTTGTAGGAAATAATGTTTGATAACACACCTACACTTGTAATAGTGTAGTCTCTAAGAATAGAACGTGCTGAGTGCCAGTATTTTGGATAGGCTATGTTACCTATCTCATCATAGAATATATCACTATCATCAGGAGCATTTACACGGTTGTCAATAAAGAATGGAAGCTTGGTCTTGAATGCAAACCTGCTAATGAATGTATCACCACCAAACACTGTTTGTATGTCGGGAGTGTTTTCATCTACAAGCACTTGGAAACCAGTGTCCACCGTGCTGTAAGAATAGATTTGTCCGTATTGGTTAACAAATACATTCTTAAGAGATGCGTAATAAGAAACAACAGACATGTCTTCTTCCTTAGCAGGAGCTTGACACTTGCTTCTTTCTGATATAGTGAATCTTGATATGTCTGTAACTATTGAACTTCCTGCAGACAACATGTTAGGGCTTTGGTCTGGGAAAGGAAGACCTGGTCTATCTAGGTCAGTTCTTAGGTAGACAGATGATTCTCTTTGGAAGTTGTTGATGTTATATATATCACCAACGTTCTGTACACCAGGAATCAAATATCTAGCGATGTCAAGGTTACGTTGCTTAATCCCTAGATCATCAGGAACTCCCACCCCATAGTTATAATCTCCTATGGAGTTGAAAGAGTAAGCATAGTTCTTCCTTGTAATACCATTTACATAGATGGTTAAATACGCCTGATATGCTGTAAACATAGCAGTCGCATTGAATGGTGTGGTTACATCACCTAGTTCTTCAGCACTTTCAAGAGCATCACGCTGAGCTTCTTCTGTTAAGAGTTTGTACTTAGCGTTATCTCTCACCTCAACAAAGTGACCTTTACCTCTACCAAACATTACACTCTCAAGTTTAAGAACACTACCTAAGAAAGGCTGTCCAAAAGAAGTTTCAGGAGAGTTAAATATCTGTCTGTATTTTTCTGTAAATCCAGGTTGAGGATTCTCAGCTTTACAGTTTTCACCTGTAACAAGTGTTGGACCAGTAAAACAGATTTCACCAGGGCCTTCAATTTGTACAGGACCACCTGTGCCAGGAACTACATATAATGTATACACTGGAGAGGTAGGCCATCCATTCACCCATTGTGTAGTGATACCTGTATAGATGTCGTTCCACTCAATTCTACCACCTCTAGCAAATGAAAGAGGACCAGGATTACAAACCTGAGCTGTCCATATCTCATATGTAGAAAGCCCCACCCTTCCTGTTGCAGGACCAAGGATTGTAGGCTTACCTATTGAGCAAAGTGGATATTGACCAATTGCAAAGTATTTCTTCTTTGTTGTTTTGTTCGTATTGCAATCAGTGTATTCCACCTCAGCAAAAGAAGGTCCACCAGCAGGGTCTAGACCAAGTGTGTCTATGAATACACTATACCCATCACAGATTTGTGAGTAGGCATTGTTAGTTGTATTAAGGAATGGATCTGGGTTAAGATCGTTGTATGGGTAGTTAGGATAGTAGTAGGTTTCTTCTTCTCTCTCATACGTATTTACGTTTCTAAGGATACCCTTAGCAACAATAGACTTGTTTGTACCACGATCAGCACGAATGATTTTAAATGCTACAATATCATCTTTCTGTTCTGGTGTAAGAGTGGATGTCTGAATAAGTGAGCTCACTAGTTGTACATCTATTTGTACACCAATAGGGAACACAGCATCATTACCCTGAACCATACCTGAAGGTCCTGTAAATATCTTAGATTCGTAAGCAGGACTTACATTGATATCAGGAAATTTATGGTGCCTGATAGGTTGACCAGCAAGATCACCCCATACATCTTTGTTACATGGGTAGGTGTCTGTTGATTCCCAATAACCAAACTCACCATACTGATAAGGGCCTCTGTAATCAAAAGCTGGCGAATATCCAGGACTTGTACCAATTACAAATCCTGTGTTATAGATTTTCCAATAAGCGCTATATCCTACTCCTCCAGATGTGTAATCAGGAACGCCTATAAAGTCTGGGTTGGTGTCTGGTACATCAGGTTGTAGATTCTCTGTAGGACCTTTGATTCTACCAGGAATATGAAATCCATCTGTCTGCTTACCATTCTTAAGCAAGAACACTATCTCAAAAGCATACACCTCATCTCTCAGATAACCTCTGAGATTGGTGGCATTCAACTCATCTGAATAGTTTTGGTCAGCAGGAATTCTCCAGCTTTCCCATAACAGAGGAATTTGATTAGCAATGCTTTGGTAGTTAATACGATCAATAGATGTAAGGTTGTCCCATATCAAGACATCTTGTGCTGTTGTAAGGTCTTGAGCAATATCGTAATAAGGGAACTTCTCAAATATATCATTGATGGTCAGTCTGATTTGTGTTACATTCTGACCAGTGTATGGGATTTCTTTTTGAACAGCATCAATATAATATGTGCCAACCAGCTCAACAGAAGTGATGTCATTGATTGTCTTAATCACCGCTAAGTTGAAATACTGGTAAAGTCCTGTGTCCTCAAGATTGCTTATATTAAGGATGATAGACTTCCCAACAGGATAGTTGAAGTTCACTGATGTAATGAACTTATCAGCAATAGGTGTTGGGTTGGTAACAGAATAGTAGGACGTGTAAGGATTACCCTGAGCATCAGAGTATTGTGCAGCAAACTGATATGTACCAGCAATCAGGTTACCTGTGCTAGTAACATCAATTACCTCCAGTTGAGGGATGTTAAAGTTGGGTTGAAGCTTAAGTTGATTACAGTCTAGGTCATCTGTATATTCTGGATCACAGAACGGAGTTCCAGATTTTAGAACTTTTGGAATATTGTCAATGTCCAAATATCTCCTAGGGTTGAATCCATCTGTCCAATAAATCTCTGTGGTGCAATTAGTTATCTTATGCGCCACCTTATGGATGGGATAGCCAGTATTGAAGTTGAGGCAAGGAGCATTTACAATAACACGATATACGCAATCATTGTTCTCCATCTGTCCAATCTGACTAGCTCCTGTATCAGGGTTAGTGATAAAGAATATATGTTTGTTCTTCTCTTGGATGAAGTGGTTACCTATAAGCACAAAACCAGAAGGGAACGTAACACAAAGTTCGTTCCCTGGCTCATTCTGATAGTTTACAGAATTAGCATCATAGTTTTCAACAGCAGCATTTAATGCATACGTTAATTTCCCCTTCGCAATTTGGTTAGGGGTTTGGTCCATGTTAAGACCTGTAGTAGCATTGTTATACTCCTGTCTAATATTGCCTTGTTCCTGTTCAGCCATTAGTATTAATTATTGCGTCTCCAACCGTATCTATTAGTACGATTAGGAAGTTCATACATGTTAAATCTGTTCAAGTCATTCTTAATCCTACGTTGCTTAGTCCAAGGATCTTGCTTCTTAACCTCAATATCAGCCATGATAAATGCCTCATCAGCCATCTGTTTGTAGTTCACCATCTTCCTTTCTAGCTGATTGTATGTCTCATCATTCACTTGATTGGTAAGCGTTTCTATCACCTTATACTTAATGAAAGCTTCAACAAACTCTCTAATACGATAGTTGTCAGGAATCAACTGATTTCCACCAGCATCATATTCTGTAGCATAAAACAACAGATGCACCACACCATTACGAAAGTTAGTGACAAACTTATTGTCTCTGATATCAAATGAATCATACCAAGAGGAACCAGGAGTGAACTCATTAATAGGAGGTGCCTGTGCATAGAACTCCCAGTTATTGGTATAGTCTACACCACAGTTACCTTGTGCAGATATGTTACCAGGTTTTAGTAAGTATTCTCTACGATAGCTAACTGCTGTTTGATTATTAGTCTTGTATACTGTCTGAACCAATTCAGGCATACAAGATCCATCACATCCTACATTACCACAACAAGGGCTGGGGATAGTACAATCTGTGGTGATAGGGCTCACCTGAATTGTTGTAGATGTAGCAGCTTGTGAGTAGAATGAGTTAGCCTGTTGATAAGGGAAACCATTTACAGCTGTACACATCCAAGCCTCTCTCACAGCAAAGAAGTTGTCTGGGAGCCTAGCTTGATAGTCGTTAATGTATAGGATTTCCTGAGAAATCACATAAGTGGTTCTACCCAACTTTCTGAGACATTTGTCCAGATAGGTGGGGAACATCAAATCATCAACTGCCCCTGTATCAAAATAGCTTTTGAATTCCTCCTTAACTGTAGCGTATACAGGCTCAGGGCTGATGAAATTATATTTGTAATAGTATGACATCTATTTTACTTTTTCCATTCGTGATAGAGATGTTGATATTTATCGTCAGCTCTTATATAGTGAGAAAGAAGTCTAGACGTGTTTCTGGAAGGTTTAAAATACCACAACGGTGATTGTCTGAATCTAGCTGTTGACTTAAACCACATCCATCCAAAGAAGAAGCCCTCTGTGTGAAAGTTAAAGTTGTAAATACGTTTACCTTTCTCCTTTGTCTTTTTCCAGTCAATAGGAAGGTTGACAAACTCTTTTCCATGAATGTCTTTTACCTTCTTACGCTTTTTCTTGTTTATGGCAAACTCACCAAAACCAAAAGGCAGCTTTGCTTTCTCTCCTGTCTCAAGAATGTATTCTTTAAATGCATCGTTAAAAGAATAAACGATGTTTCTCCATTGATCAAAGGTGAGCTTTATGGACGGATGTTTCTTACAGAAACTGTTGTAGTTTTCTTTGCTGGCGCTTCTCCAGTCTATCTTTACTCTCATATCTTATCTCAAATTTGGAGCGTTAGGTGCTTGACCATCAACTCCATCATTTGTGATGTCTGTCTTCAATTTGAAATACGTAGAGAGAAGCTTCTGAGAAGTGAGTTCCAACACCTGCTTTTCTAGATAGCCAGGAACTGGAGATTCTTTATCTAAAGGATTTACACACAGTTGCTCTGGTGTATAGCTAGGAGTTCCGCATCCACATTCTGGATACATTATCTCATTTGGAACATCTTCCTCGAAAAGAGCAACAAGTCTGATTGCTTTTAAGAGTGGATTGTTCACATACAGATATCCGTTAGAAATCCAATAGTATTCCTCCTTCTTAATTATAGGAAGCTTGAGCAAGTTCACGTATCGGTTGATGGTTATTTCCTTAAGTTTCTTTCCCTGACCACTCATGGCGTTAATTGAATAAACACCCTGAATGACATATTGATAATTACCCTCTGTAATCCTAGGCAGCTTGAATCTTGTTCTAGCCACTGTGCAAGGATCTACATAATCACAACATTCAGAAATAGGAACTTCCACCATCTCCAAACAGGGAATGGTGGTAAAAACTGTATCGGTTGCCCATAACTTCCTCAGATTAGTCTCACGCTTAATCAAGAGGAAGGCATTGTTTCTAATTTCAGACATGACAGCTCTATCCGTGATCAAGTTGTCCGTGGAGAGCAACTTGTGCATAGAGCGCGTATCTGAAACTAGCTTCCTAAAAGTTGACATTATAAATACTGTTTGAATATGTTTGTTATTCCATCTTGGAGATCTATCAAGAACCCTGTCACCTCACCCTTGGTGATGGTATATCCATTCTTATCATCCCAAGAACTCTTGGCTGTAGAGAATGCAGGTAGTTGATAGAATTTAATACCATTGAAATCAAGACTCATTTCATGGTGTTTGTCACCTGTAAATATGTAGAAATTATCGTGTTCTGACCATCCGTTCTTAAATTCCATAGGGAACAAGCCAGCAAGCTTTGCAGGTTTTAGAGCATCTCCGTGGTTAAACATTAATGCTGATGTACCATAGCTCACATACTTTCTATACCTTGGAGAGATGTCAAAGAATACACGCTCCTCATTTCTGAAATAGGTTTGTAACCAACTGGCTAAATGCCATCCTACATATTCATCATGATTGCCAGCTACAAAGATTACATCCACATTTTCTCCTTTCTGAAGGAGCAGGTTTATCACGCTCACTTCATGATCACATATTGCCTGAAAAGAATCGTGATACGAAAGGATGTTTTGTTGTGGTGTACCTTTTGTAGTTGCATTGGTGAACTCACTGTTAAACTCATCAGAACCAATGATGTATTTGATATCTGTGAGATTGTTAGATAGGGAAGCTTGATTTAAGATTATTTCCACCCTCTGGATGAAATCACCAAAGCGCTGTTCTATATCATTCTCTCCTCCTATGTCTAACTTGTTTAAATGGGAATCCTGTTTGTTGATGATTAGGCAAGCATCTTTCTTACCCTTCTCATACTTAGGAGCCATTACTTCTGGAGATACTGGCTTATAGTTTTCTAGGAAGGAGATGAAGCTGTCTTGAAACACTTGTTCATCCTTCTTCTTACCCAACCATGCTTTTACTTGCCAATGAGGACTGTTTCCATTACCCCAGTAGTTCTGTACGTATTTAGTTATCTCCCACTTCTCTGTGTCAATATTGCACTTTTCAATTAACTCATCTAAGCTTTTGATTTCATCTTTAGAGTTAAATACCACCTCACCTGTTCCTTTCTGTATATCCTCTAAAAACCTTACTACATGGTCTTCTAACTCTCCAATGTAGTTTGAAATCTCAGCATCATTTTGTATTTCTTCTGATCCTCTCAACCCCTTCAGTAACTCATCCACCTCGTTCTCTGTGATGTTTAGTTTGTCTGCATAGAACTTTTTGCTCTTTTTCCAGTGGAGCATTTGCTCCAGTTGTTGCAGAAGGGATTGATTTTCAGGCATTTACAACTTTTTTAAATTAAAATTGCCCTAAAGGTACGAAGGTTTTTTGGTATTTTCCAAATTATTTTAACCTTTCTGGTTATCCATTCTAACCAACTTAGTTATAAATAAAAAAACTCCCCAGGGTAGAAACCCCAGGGAGAAACCCTGAAAACCAACAAACAGAGCTTTTTTATTATTTTACCCTACGGTTGTAGTGGTTGTTGTTGTAGCAGGTGCTGTTGTTGTTGTTGTGGTTGTTGTAGGACACACTCCAAGATTAGCTGATGACACACCTGGTATAGGAGGCACCACTAATGTTCCTGTACAAGCACATACGTAGATGATGCTAGGACCTGCTACAGAAGTGTTTACAAGAATTCCTCCACACTGATAGTAAGATATATTAACAGGTGAAACAGTTGAATTGGTCACAGAGTAGAACGCACAAGAAGGACAAGCTATTGTTGTAGTTGTTGTGGTTGTCGAACTTGTGGAAGTTGATGTTGTTGTTGTTGTTGGACAGCAATTACCTAAGGCCACCTGAAGATTGTAGATCTGTTGTTTAAGACTACAGATTTGAGTGTCAATCTTTTGGAAAGCCACGGTTGCTGTGTCATATGTTGCAATTAATGTACAAGATAAATTAGGTCCGCTGTATGCAACATTGTTAGTTGGTGTAAGGGGCGTACTACAAGGATCACATCCGCAGGTAACAACTGGAATCGTTGTACAGCATGGATTTTGTGGAAGGTATATCATTTTATATAAAGAGTTTAACTGTTAAGGAATATACATGATGTAGTAACATCCCAGACCAGGCTGGTAGTTAGCATGGGCTAATCCGCCTCCTGTAGAACCAACACTAACTGCAACAGAAACTCCTGTGAATGCTGTGTTTGTACTAGTAGACGAACTTTTTATGCCATTCATATCCATAAGGTCACCATATGCACCAGGCTCATTCTGATCAGCTTCTCCATGGGCATATGAAATTGTATGCAAGTGTCCAGGATCAGTTACAGTTGCTGTAGCTGTGTGAGAGTGAGCAGGAATCTCTGTAGCTGAAAGAGTTACAGTGTTAGAACCAGCAGTTCCTAATAGAGCATAGCTAGGGTTACCAGCTACACCAGGGTCCACTGCAGGGTTGAAAGATCCTCCACCCATACCTGTTGTAGCACCAACTGGTACACGTCCTCTTTTATCAGGAGTGCCATTGTTACCATTACAGAGGTAGATTTTCTCCCAATCAGTTCCAACAATACCAGCACCTGTACCATCAAACTTACCTGTAAGAGATCCGTAGAACTCTACAACACCATAAGGAACCATGCGGTTGTAATACTTAGTGCTAGTTCCAACGCTAGTTAAATAGGCTGCAATTAGAGAGTTAAGATCAGAAAGCTTAACATAGTTCGTGCTTACATTAAGAGAAAGAGCATCAAGCTCTACCTCTAAGCCACAAAGCTTTGTAATAACAGCTTGCAGAATTGCATGTGTTCCAGAGGAACCAGTTACACCTGTAAGACATCCTACACTGTAAGATGCTTCTAAAGCAGCAAAATCATCCTCTAGAGCAGTAACGCGTGTGTCTAATTCACATACAGCTTGGATAATTGCACTAATGACATTTGGAAGACTAAGGTCTTCACATGATACAAGATTCTTACTTACAATCTCGCAAATAATTTGAGGGTTGATGGGTAGGATTATTCCAGTTCCATCGAGAGTTGATGTGAGAAACGTAATCAATGCTTGCTCAACATACGAAAGAGAGTCTCCTGTCTTGATTCCCAAAATAGGAACATCTACACCCGTATATCTTACGCATTGATCAGATATTGTTTCTACACAACCGTTATAGCAATTTGAACAAATGTTGGACATTTATTTATATTTTAAAAGTTTTACTCTACTCGCAATCATGTTCACCGTGAATGGAGCAGCATAATCGGGGTTACAATACTTATAAGCAAGTATTCTTCTGTAGTTTATAAGAGCCAGCATTACCCCTCCAGGCACAGGCTGGTTCAACATAAACACAACATTGTTGTATAAGTTGTTTGCAAGAGAAGCTAGTTTACAATCTATATCAGCAATTAATGCTGGAATACTAGCGCATTCTGGACAACTTGTAAGCCTGGGTGATAACATTTCTTATAAGTTTTCTTCCTTGTTTTATAGCACCATTACATGCTGCACAAAGACCGTTAATCAATTGACATCCACATCCAACCTTAGCTCCACAGTTTTTACACATAGCCATATTAGTAGAAGTTTATTAT